AACGAAACCACTCATAGGGTTGAACTGCATTAGAAATGGCTGGAATCTCCATCATTTCTTCCGGAAAATTAAACTCCTGATTTGCCATCCCTGGTGTTATGGCAAAATCGCGAAGTTTATAAAGACGAGTTAGAATTTTAGCTGGCGTACTATCATCGAACGTATTCCAAGTCTTCTTTGGTAGGATCATACCCTCACAGGATACTTCCGCGACCCTAGTTTTGTCAAGATCTTTTGTAAGCCCTTCTTGTTTGGCTGGTAAGTCTTTTTGGACTTCAAAAATATTAGCTGTATCGGCAATCCGATTGTAGGCTACCAGTGTACGGATTAATTCACTGGTCGACCGTTTTCTTAGGTTAGCAAGCAACACCTCTCATGAAGAAACTACACGAGAAAGAATTTGAGAGGGAGATCTATGCATAAGGTGAGCGTCACCCAACGTGGTTTTAGGAACCATGACCGAGTAGTTTAATGTCTTGCTCGGGACAGTGTTGTTTACTGAAGGGCGTATGCCGATCGATAGGCATCATAATTTAGATACGGCATCATATAATGCCTGTCCGCACAATGTTGCCTCATAGCATTTTCATACAAGTTAAAGGTGTGTCGATCGTGAAATGCTAACTCTCGCAAAGCTGTATTAAAATTTTCCTCAGTACAATCCCTAATAGTTCTTCCTTTCTTTGGTTTTATCCAGGTGAGAATTCCTCCAATAGTTGAAATGTCTAGAACAGGAAAAACAAGACCATTTTCAACAAAGAACTTACGTTTCAAGAACACTGCAACTCCATCTTCACCTGGATGAGAGCACTCTAAAGGCATGAACTTAGGGACATCCCTACCATCCTTAAAAATAGATGTTGTTTTCATACCTAAATAGTGCTTTCTCATATCTGCGTAAATTTGACCATTCCATAGCTTTTCATCAAGACCGTCTGAAACTGCCATGAAATTATCATCTCCCAAAACCTTAAGGTACACAAACAAATCAAACTTCAAAAAAGGGTTTTTCATTCGAAAGAAAGCCCTAGTGGTGACTGAATTATAAAGTGAATTGAAAAATGCTGTAGCAAACCACCCTGAAGGCATACCCAATAATTGGTACAATTGGTCTCCAAAAATTAGATAACTCTCAAGGGAGCCTGCAATTACGTTTTTTATTTTCCTTGCATAATACGGGGGCATCCTGCATTTTTCCATCCAAGATACAAACGCGGGCAAGATAGGCCATGTACGCATATGTATATCCCATTTACTAACATCA